GCCTCCTCCAACTCGCGCTCGGCCATCTTCTTGGCCTGCTCCAGCATCGCCTGTTGGTTTTGGCCAACGGTGCCCTTGAGTTTCTTGTTCTCCTCGACCAGACGGGCAGTCATGGCTTCCAGTTCGGCCTTCTCCCGGGCGGCTTGCTCCGCTGCCCGGCGCTGGTCGTGGTAGCCCTTGCTGAAGTGCTGGAGGCGCTTCTTGACCTTTTCCGAGTAGGACTCCAACTCCTCATCGGTCAACTCATCCGGGGGTGCCGACGGCTTTTTGCCCCGATCCTTCTTGGGGGTGTCGTCCACCACCTCGATAGCGATGTCGTCATCATCGTCATCCTTGGCCTTGGCAGGAGCCTTCTTCTCCGTTTTGGAGTCAGGCACATCGGCGAAGGGGTCACGACGACCCTCGATGACGATCTCCGCAGAGCCGTCCTCTTTCATCTTGATGTCTTTGCTCGTGTCCCGTTCTGGATCAGGGAACTCGAACGATACTTTTTCCATGGGCATGTTCTGCCTCCTTACGCACGCGTGATGCCACGCGGATCAGCCACGACTGCTTCGATGGAGTCGTCGTTCATCAGGCGGTATTCCACGCCGTTGACCCGGATGCGCGTGCCAGAGTTGGCCCGGAACACCACGAAGTCACCCTGCTTGCACCAAGGCCCGTTGGGGAAACGCTCCTTGTCGGCATAGGCTTGCTCGCCCATATCGAGCACCACACCAGTCACAGTCATCAACTGCTCCTCGTACATGGTTCGCTCGGATTTCACGATGCCCATTTCGTTGAATGTCTCCTCGATCTGGGGCAACGCAATCAGCAACCGATACCCGACAGGCTTGGGCATTTGGGCCTCAATTTCCGCGTCGGTCACGGCGGTCTTGTCTTCACTCATCGTCGTCTTCTTTCATTTGAGAACGCAAAAGGTCTTTGGTAGTTTCAATGGCGAGTTGGAGACCTCGAATCCGACCCACCACCTCTCGGTATTCGTCGAATGACTTGCATCCGCCGTTCACCAAAAACTGTGACGAGGAGGCTACCTCCTCCTCGTACTTTCCAATCAGCACGTCATAGACGGTTTTGGCCATGGATTACTCCTTCTTGCCGCTGGCTGGCGGCTTTGATTTCGGGGTAGCGAGCACCTTCAGAGCATCGAGCCGCAGACGATCTGCGGACTGCTTGTCCTGCGAGGAGACACGCACCTTCTCGTTCTCGACGGTGGCCATGGTGCGCATGGCTTCGAGTTTCAGTTTCTCGGCGGCGAGTTGCGCGTCGGTCTGATCCTTCTGGGCCTTGCGAGTGACCTCCATCTCCTGCACCTTGACCTTGGACTGCTCCAACTGGAACAGGGGGTCTGCGGCCTGCTGCTGTGCCTGCTGTTGCGCAGCCTGCTGCTGGTGCGACTGTGCAACCTGCTTGCCTGCATCTGCGATGAGGCGAGCCAGTTGAACCTCCATGTCCTCGGGCAGTTGCTCGTCGGGCGGGGGCAACTGAACGCCCAGACGCTCCTCGATCTGCTTGCGGTATGAGAAGCCAAGATGCTCGGCGATGTGCGCTTGCAGGCTGGCCATGATCTGCTGGGCCATCGGGTTCTGGCCGATGCTGGCTGCGATCATCGGGTCTTGCATGAACGACGTGTGCGCGGCGATGTGCGCCTCGTGATCCTGATAGATGAACGCCTTGAGCGGCTTGCCCACCAGTGCTGACATGTTCTCAGACACGGGGTCACGCGGCTTCTGATCTTCTGCGGTCGGGACGATCTTGTCGGCATTCTTCACGCCCAGCGTCTCGATCATCTGGCGGTGCAGGTACGGCAGATCGTAAATCTGCGGGGCGCTCTGGGCCATCTGGAACACCGCTTGGTACTGCACCACGCGCTGCGCCATCGTGCTGGCGTTGGGGTCGCTCACGGGGATCACGTCCACCATGGCGTAGTCGCTCTTGCGAGCCTGCACCACGCCGCTCTCAGGCTGGTACTGATACTCCTCGGGAGCATAGTCGGCGATGATGGCCTTGAGGAGTTTGAACTCCTGCTTCATGGCGAAGTGCACGCGGCTCTGGACAGCGGCCATGGGCTTGAGCGTGCGCTCCAGCAGGGCCAGCGTGGTACCCACAGGAGCCTGAGCAGACATGTCGCTGATGTTCATGTCGCTGATCGCGCCAAGGCGTCGGCCTTCTTCCGTGATCCGCTGGAGCAGGGCCAGCAGCGTCTGGCTCGGCTCTTTGTACGGCAGGGTCATGATGTTGTCTTTGACCGTGCCGCTGGGCACGTCAACATCACGGAACTCGCCCGGCTGGATCGGCGTGTCGTCACCCTTGATGCGCAGCCCCCGGGTCTTCAATCCACCCGGCAGGTTGGAGAGGGTGCCAGCGTCCACCAACTGGCGAATGATCGAGGTGCCAGCGCGGGCGTACCCGCCGATGATGTGGATCAGGCCAAGGCCATAGAAGCCAAAGCCCGGGACGTAGACGTAGTGCACGAAGTGGTTGCGCTTGAGCATGAGGGGGTCTTCCTCATCCCAGTTGCGGCGCACGGCCAGCACCTTGCCGGTGCCCTTGTCGATGGTGATCACGTACGGTTTGGCGAGGTCGTTCTCCTCGTCATCCACACCGTCGATGCACAGGTTTGCGTGCACCTCCAGCAGGGCGTAGCGGTCGTCATCTTGCAGGGTGTAGCCACCCTCCTCGGCCTTTTTCTTCTCGATGTCCGTGTGAAACTGGACGGGCTCGCCCAACTCGCAGTCGCGGTAGAAGCCTGCGGCCATCAGGCGCTCGACTTCATTCTTGGTCTTGCGCATCACGTGGGTGACACGCTCGGCCTGCTCGATGTGGCTGGTGCCGTAGGGCACGATGACATCTTCTGCTGGCAGGTAAATCGACACCTGCCGTCCGATGTTTGGATCGAAGTAGACCTTCTTGAACGCAGAGCCTGCAAGGCCCAGCGAGTAGAGCATGCGCTCGTGCTCGGAGCGGTACTCCACCATGCGCTCGGTGACCTGATAGTTCATGTCATCGCGCACGCGCTCGGCGGCTTCTTCCTTCTCCTTGGTGACCTTGCCCAGAATCTTTGTCTTGACAGGGCCAGCGGCGGGGAATGTCTCGCTCATGGTCTCGGCTTGGAAGCGGATTGCCGCCTCAGCCAGCACGGTTGAGAACACGCCACAGGCGTCGTCCCACGGCTCGGTGCGCTCCTCGTACTTGAAGCCCAGCACCTCAAGGCCCTTGACGAACGTGTCGGCCCACTCCTTGCGTGATGTGATGTCAGCCTCAACGAGTTCAGTCAGGTCGGAGGAGAGTTTCTGGAGAGTGCCCTCGTCCATGAACTCCGCGAGGTTGTCGCCAAACTCAGCCTCGTCGCCCTCATCTTCTGCACCTTCGAGGTTGACCTCGACAGTGCCATCAGGCAACTCAACAATCTCGACCTCACCAAGGCCCGGTGCCTCAATCTCGACCTCGACTCCCGTCGCGTCCTCATCGTCGGGTAACCCTTGCGGCGCTTGGTATAACCCGGGGCTCATGCTGCTCGTTGCCATGTCCAATCCTTTCAGTAGTAGCGATTTCGGCTACGTGATTTGAAGTACCTGATCTCGTCGGGCTCGTCACTCGGAAGCCTGATGAAACCGCCTTGGCGGAACCGCATGAGTGCCATCACCGTAGCGTCAACCAAGTCATCGTGGGCCATGAACGGGAATCCCGCTATCTCCTCGACGACCTCCTCTGCCCAGCGCGTCTGTGGCACCCAGCATATCCCCGACCTCACAATGTCTGCCACAGAGTTTAACCGTGCTAACTTGTCACCGCTACCTCTATGTGGTGTGTATTCGCCCACAGGGATGCCCATGCGTCGCAATTCTTGGTAGAGCGCGGTACCTGATGACTTCTTTTCCACGATGAACGCGTCGGGCTCCCACTCCTGATACTCCTCACGCGACAACTCCTTGAGTTCAGGGAACTCCAGTCGCTTCTTGATGGCGTTGAGCAGGATGATGTTGTAGGTGTTTGCCCCGGGGCCTTCGCGCTCCTCGTTGAAGAATACGCCCCACGTGGTGATGGCTGTGAAGTCGGCACGGTTGTGGCTCTCGGCTGCGGCGTCCAGCGTCATGATGATGTACTCGCAGTCCGGTGGATCATCCTTTGTCCACTCGTTCCACCACTCACGCTTGACGACGGACGCTTCTTCCGACGTGGGGTTCTGCTGGTACTGCGCGTTCCACTGGAACACAGGCATGGATGCCTTGGTGCGGTACAGCGCCGTGAGGTCAAAGAACTCGGGCCACAGCGGCTTCTCAACCTTCTTGCCGTCACGCTCGACCTCGATGATGGCTGGGAACTCCACCACCTCGTACTGGTCGGCCTTGTCGTTCTGGGCCATGTCTCGGGTCACACGCCCGGTCAGGTCGTCCTGATGCCACCGTGTTTGCACGATGGCCACACGTCCACCCGGCATCAAACGCGTACGGGCACCGAAGGTGAACCACTCGTATGCCTTCTCGAAGACATCGAAGTTGCCGTTGATGATGTCCTGCTCGTTGTGTGGGTCGTCCACCAACAGTAGATCAGCGCCTCGCCCGGCCAGAGCAGAGCCCACGCCGCAGGCGAAGTACTCGCCACCCACGTTTGTGTTCCAGCGCCCGGCGCTCTTGGAGTCAGCGGCCAGCCCGACGTTGGGGAAGATTTGGCGGTACTCATCGGAGTCGATGATGTTTCGCACCTTGCGGCCAAAGTCCACGGCGAGGTCTGTGGTGTGGGACACCATCAGCACCTTCTTGTTGGGGTAACGTCCTATGAACCATGCCGGGAAGTAAATGGAAACCAACTGTGATTTGCCATGGCGTGGTGGCATGTTCACGCACACCCGGTCGCTCTCGCCCTTGGCGATTGACATCAGCAGCGTGGCCAAGATGCGGTGGTGCCTGCCGACCTTGTAGTCGGGCTGCATGTGCTTGCAGAACTCAATCAGGTCGTCGTAGCACGCCTTGGCCAACTTGCGTGCACCCAGCACATCGGCGATTTTCTCGATCTCAACCTGCTCCTCTGGGGTGTAGGAGTCGAGGTTGTCCAACATCAGTTGGATTTCCTCCTCCGTGAAGTCCAGATTGAGGTCAACTGAGGTGTCGAGCGTCGCTGCCATCAGTGCTGCACCCTCGTATCAGGTTCGTCGGGGTCAATATCGGGTTCTGGCTCGTAATATGACCCCGTTTTTGCAGTTTTTTCGCAAATTTCGGGCTTATTTTCGGCTTTGGGGGGTGTTTCTGGCGAGTTTTCGGCGCTCAGGCCGAGTTCCGCATCAACATCTATGATCTCACCACCCATTTCGATGGCCGACGAGTGGTTCGGAACCACTTCGAGGTCGCGCCTGATGAGACGTTGTAGTTTGGCCCGCAGTTTTTCCTTCAACTCGTCGGTTGTCTGGTGCGTGATGGTCACTTCCTGCTTCTCGGAGAACAGCCCCACGTCGCTGTGCTTGCCCAGCAGTTCCAATGCACGGATTCTGATGCGTGGATCGGGGTTTCGGGACTCCTCCAACAGCCGGTTTGTCACCAAATGGCGCATTTCGACAGCGTGTGTGACCACTGCACGGCCATATTCGTCGAGGTATTCGCGCACGCTGATGAGCGACGCGGGTGTGAGTGCTGCTGCACGCACGTGGTTGACCGCACGGGAAGTTTTCTCGGGGTCTTGGGCGTAGGCCGCAGTCAGCGCAGCGGCTGCTTCCTTGTCGGCGGGGGTGCCGTTGATGTCCAACCCATGCTTTTCGAGCAGCAACGCCGAGCGGCACGCTGCCTCGGCCCGCTCTCGCAGGTCGATGTATGAGATGTCAGGGGTGATTTCCACCCCCAATTCGGGCATGAGTTCAATTGTCATGTGCGCAAGTCCTTAGACCGATGTTGCCGTCTGGGATTTGCACCCAGTCACCTTCCCTTGTCAGGCTGTGCTTCGCTAGTGCACCCCCGGCAACGAGTCCAGTGTATTAGGTTTTGACAAAGGATGTCAAACTTCCCTACCGGGGGGTGTTTTTAGACACTGAACGGGCTCACAGCGGGGGGCCAAAAATTTCGATGGGGGTGGGGGTGTGAATTGAACTCACACCCTTCGTGCGCAAAAACTGTAAGTATGTTAGGTGGTACGAAGTTATGGTGTGTGATGTCACACTACTCAGATGCACGTACTTGTTTTGACACCCCAGTTTCGCCGGATGGGGAGTGTTTGAGCGGAATAGCAGACCATGCGGCGGCCCGGGACTCCAAAGCCATGTCGGGGGGTGGCGTACGGGTGGGGTCGCGCCGGGGTGAATTCGGCTTCTTGCCGGTGTAGTCCGCCGACTACAGCCTATCGGATTGTGCCAGATCGTGCGTTTCCTTGACAGATAACATCTTATCGGGTACAGTTCAATCACTGGCTCACTGAATCGTTCGATTCGGCCAGTGTTTCTTGAAAGGAAACTATCATGAGCAAAATCGTTTTGACCGCTGAGTGTGGTTCCGTTGTCGTTGATACCCTGAAGGCTGACAACGGCGTTCAGAAGAAGTGGAAGAAGGCGGCGGATATGCTCCGCGCTGAAGGCGTGACGGCTGACATCTTGTCCAATGACAAGGAGATGCGCGATTACTTCAAAAAAGAAGTTGTCCTGCTTTCCTTCACGAAGTTGGAGCAGGCAATATACGCCAAGCCAGTCACGGCGCTGAGTGACGAGGAGAAGGTTACCCGCCGCTTCGTGACCACGGAAATGGGGTCACGGCTTGGCAAGGTGATTCGGCACGTTGCCGCCGCTGAGAAGGAGGAGATGATGACGGATGACGAGCGCGGCGCTCGCAAGGTTGCTGACCTTGCAACCCGCCTCAAGCGTGACCTGACCGCTTGGATTGACAAGGTGGAAAAGGCTGAAGCGGTCACCTTCAGCGCAACCCAGATGGTCAAGCATCTGAAAGATGCCGCCGCCCTGATCAAGTGATCGAGAGCCCCGCTTCGGCGGGGCTTTTTTTTTGTCCAAAATTCCCCGCCCTGACATCTCAGGGCTTTGATGCCAGTTCCAGAAGCGGCGCGGCGTGGCGCGGGGCATGCACCTCACCCGGGCCGGGCGTGAGCCACAGGCTCATGGCCACACAAGAACATGTTAGTCGGCGGACTACACTCGATACCAGTTCCAATGAGCGGCGTGGCGGCAAGACCGTTCGACTGTTCGTTTCTTACGATGTTCTAATGTTCGCTTTTTATAGTGTTCTGTTGTTCTGTAGTCGTCGGACTACAATGTTCGTTCCCCACACACAATCTCACTGTTATGGTGTGTTGCAATGTTCGTTTTTAAGGCCAAATGTTCCACAATGTTCTCGTGCTATGGAACATTATAGTTTGATGCCAGTTCTTAGAGCGGCGTGGCGTGCAGTGACGTTTTATGCCTATCAGAACTTGCACTATCTTATCTAATCTTAACAATCATCATAATGTTCGTTTTCTCAAAAATAGTCCCACGACTTTTTTTTCAAAAACCCGAAACGAACATTCGGTGCCGATTTTCCCGTCGCGCAACCTCGACCCCCCGGGTGTGTCTTTTTTCCCCAGACTTATAGAACAATGCGGTACATCAAGGACTTGCGCAACTACAATATAAGAACATTCAGTACATTACACCTTCTGCCATCCCCCGCCACAATCGCTTACGCGATACCACAAAACACTTGACTTAGATAGGCTGATGTGCTATACTATAGTCTGGTTGGTGAGAAAAGCGAACAAAGCAAATCAAGCCAATCAGAACAAAGGAACATTACTAAACCCGAACATTGTAGTCCGCCGACTACAGAAAGGACACCGTGAGAACCATCATCCAAGTCGGCACCGCCGACGAATCGCATCGCGTAGAACTCAAGGGCAACATCCCCGAACCCGAGGCCGTGCGTCGTGCCAAGCACATCATCCGTGCCAACACCCGACTCGACCAGCCCACACTCGGCTACCTGCTCTCGTGCATGGACAACGGCACCTACGAACTCACCACGGAGACTGACCATGCCTGACCACACCCACCTCCTAATATGCACCTCGTGCTACGCCGAGCGTGTCCCTCCCGCACGTGCCCGGCTCGGCTACCGCACCTGCCTCTCGTGCGGTGACAAACAAGCACGTGCCGTGCGACACACCATCGCCCCAATGAACAAGTCGAACTACATGCTGTTCACCGACCCCGAACTGCTCAAACAACTCAACCCGAAAAGGACGCAATCATGAAAACCGCAACCATCGCCAACAAGGACTGCCGCAAGTTCGTCGAAGCACGCCGCCCATTCAAGGGCTCCCACCTGTACGCCGAGCGGCGCACCGCAGGCAACGGTCACTCCGATCTGTACGTGGTGTACTCGTACGGTGAGCACTTCCCCATCTACGTGGCCGAGGTGGGTGAGTTCGGGCAGGTGCATTGGTACGCCAACACGGACAAGTACAGTCAGAGCACAACCCGCCACCAAAGCCTTGCCCGTCCGTACTACGTGAACTTCATGCCCATGACAACTTCTGCCATGCGCCGCCTCGCCATCGACGGCATCGCTGGCCTCGCGGCCAAGGGAGAACTGCAATGAAAGATGTGCTCAGGCGCATCGCCGCCTTCACCATCCAAGCCGCCATCGGCCTGTGCATCCTCGCCATGATCGTGGTGTTCCTGCTCGACTACACCGCAGGGTGCGGTCAGACCTACATCGACTCGACTGGTGCAGTGCACCCCGTCGCAACCAACGATCAGTGCATCGCAATCAAACATCACGGGAAGGAATAAAACAACACGAAACACTTGACTTAGCCATGAAACAGTGTTATACTATAGGTGTTGGGTCGATAAAGCGACCTGACACAAGCAAGCAACCAAACCTGTAGTCCACGGACTACGCAACCAACGAACGGAGAAACGAATGAACGCACCGAACATTTCAGCCCCGAGCATCGCCTCCAGTGCAGTGCTCATCGACTTGTCCATCAGCACATGGACGGGCCGCAAACTCGACAAGCGTGCATCCAACGATGTCACCGCACAGAACAACGCCGCCAAGGGCGTGGCCAACGTGCACAAGAAACTGCTCGGCGACTGCGCCGAATTGGATGCGGTGCAGAAGTTCGCGGCCAACGCACGCAACGCCCACTACGCCATGACCATGCCGTGGTCAGACCTTGGGATGCGCCTGTGTCCGACCAAGAAGTACATCGACGGGAATGGCTACGAGCGCACCATGACCGAGTTGCAGACCGAGTTCTTCCGCCTGACCGAAGCGTTCCTGAACGCTTACGACTGGGAGATTCAGAACGCCCAGTTGAAACTCGGTGCGCTGTTCTCAAGCGACGACTACCCGAGCCGCGACTCGCTGGCCGCGAAGTTCAAGTTCCGGTTCGTTGCCATCCCCCTGCCCGATGCGGGTGACTGGCGACTGGACATCGGCAACGAGGCCGCGACCGCCATGCGTGAGCAGTATGAGAAGTTCTACGGCGACCAACTGCGCGAGGCCATGGCCGACGTGTGGAAGCGTGCCCACGAAGCACTGACCAAGATGTCCGAGCGACTGGACTACGCCGACGACACCACCAAGAAGGTGTTCCGCGACACGCTGGTGACCAACGTGCAGGAGATCGTCGATCTGCTCGACACCATGAACATCACGGCAGACCCTGCCATGACCGAGGCCCACAAGCGCCTCGACGCCGCCATGCAAGGCATCACACCCGATGCACTGCGTGAGGATGCGTATCTGCGTGCCCAGACCAAACGGCAAGTGGATGACGTTCGCAAGATCATCGACTCCCTACCGGGGCTCGGGTTCTAACCACATTGTTAGGCGATGCCTAACAAGTTACCACCAACCAATCAACCCAACGCAGGCGTAAGAACCCTGTAAACAAACTCAACCCAACTCAACTGAAACTAAGGAAACATCATGTCTAATCAAGCAATCTCCATGTACGCACTGGGCCTCGACCAGATCGAGACCGCCATCCTCAAGGGCGGCAACAAGCGAACCATCCTCGTGCAGGGCCACATGGGCACCGGCAAGTCATCCCTGCTCCGGGCACTGGGCAAGGTGCTCCCCAACCACACGCTGTGCTACTTCGACTGCACGACCAAGGACTTGGGCGACATCACCATCCCACAACTGCAAACCATCGACGAGCAGGGCTACGTGCGCTATGTCACCAACGAGGAACTGGGCCTGCACCTGAACAAGGACATCGTGCTGATGGTGGACGAGTACGGCAAGGCCAACCCTGCCGTGAAGAACGCCATGCTTCGACTTCTGCTGGAGCGCAAGATGGGTGGCTACACGCTCAGTGACAAGTCAGTGGTGTTTGCCACGACCAACCTCGGGGCCGAGGGCGTGGGTGACTTGTTGCCACCCCATGCACGCAACCGCCTGACCGTGATCACCTCCCGCAAGCCGACCAACATGGAGTGGATCGAGTGGGGTATCAACAACGGCGTCGATCACACCCTGCTGGGCTGGTGCAAAGACAACCCGCAACTGTTCCACAGTTTCGAGGACGTGAAAGACCCCGAGCAGAACCCTTACATCTTTCACCCCAAGGCACCACGCACGGCGTTCGTCACCCCTCGTTCGCTTGAGGCCGCGAGTGACTGGCTCAAGGTGCGCGACGGCATGGACGACCAGACGCTGACTGCGATGCTCATGGGCACCATCGGTGACCGTGCGGCCATGGACTTGATGGCGTTCGTCAAACTCAGCGACCAACTGCCGAGCCTTGACTCGATCAAGAAAGACCCGATGCAAGCCAAGGTGCCCGAGAGCGATGCCGCTGTGTGCATGGTGGTCTACCGCACGCTGGCCGTGATCGAGCGCGAGTGGGTCGATCAGTGGATGGACTACATGAACCGCCTCGACAAGGAAGCGCAGGGTCTGTTCGCCAACGGTGTGCGCAACCCGAAGTACAACAAGCAAGCCCTCGTGATGACCAACAAGAAGTTCACTGCGTGGGCCATGGCCAACAACTACATGTTCGCGGCTGATAAGAAATGACCACGGAGGAACGCCAACACGTGATCGCCTTGTTCAGTGCGGGTGGCATCGCCACCACCACGGACTTGTCGCGGCTCGGGTACACCGAAGTGATCGCACGGTTCATGCGGGTGTACCAACTAATCAACCAACCAACGGAGAAACGAAATGCTGATGATCGGTAAACAACTGACCGCAGAACAGCGGCTGACCAAGGCGGTCGTGGACATCATGGCCAACCCCAAGTACGTCGCACTGGCTGGCGTGCTCATGGTGGGCAAGCGTGAGATCAACGATGCCATCCCGACGGCGTGTACCAACGGGCGCGATGAGATGTACGGACGTGCGTTCGTCGAAGGACTGAGCGATGCCGAGTTGCGCTTCCTTGTCCTGCACGAGTGCTATCACAAGTTGTACAAACACCTGACCACGTGGCGTCACCTCTACGACGAGTGCGCACCACTGGCCAACGTGGCGTGCGACTACGTGATCAACATCAAGATCAGCGACGACAACAAGGACGGGTTCGCGCAGATGCCCAAGAAGAACGGCAAGGCCGTGGGTGCAATCGACGAGCGGTTCCGTGGCATGGACTCGGCGCAGGTCTACAACATCCTCAAGAAGGAGAACCCTCCGCAGGACGGCGAGGGCGGTGGTGGCACGGGCTCGGGCGGCGGCTCGGGAACTGGCATCCCCGCGCCCGGGTCTGGCCTCGATGACCATGACTGGGAAGGCGCGAAGGAGATGACGGTCGAAGAACGCAAGGCGCTTGAACGCGACCTCGACGAGGCCATCCGTCAGGGTGCGCTCGTGGCTGGCAAGTTGGGCACGGGCGGTGATCGTGATCTGGCCGATCTGCTCAAGACCAAGATCGACTGGCGCGAAGCACTGCGTGAGTTCATCAGCACCACGTGTGCAGGCAATGACTACTCAACGTGGCGGCGGCCCAATCGTCGGTTCGTGTCCTCGGGCTATTACATGCCATCGGGCGTGAGTGAACAGGTGGGCGAGTTGGTGATCGCAATCGACACATCGGGCTCCATCGGTGGCCGTGAGTTGGCGCAGTTTCTCGGCGAGGTCAAGGGCATCTGTGAGCAGGTGCATCCCGAGTGCGTGCGTCTGCTGTACTGGGACACCGAGGTGTGTGCCGATGAGAAGTACGTGGGCGGCGAGATCGAGAACATCACGCAATCGACCAAACCTGCCGGTGGCGGCGGCACGACGGTGGAGTGTGTCCCTGCGTACATGACCGAGCACAACATCAAACCACAAGCGGTGGTGGTGTTGACCGACGGCTATCTCGGCGGCTCGTGGGGGCAGTGGCATGTGCCCGTGCTGTGGTGCATCCAAGGCAACAAGAGTGCGCTGGCCGACTGCGGCAAAACAATTCACATCGAGGACTGATCATGATTGAAATCACCATTACCGAATTACTGCTCATGGTCTGGGCAGTGGGTGCGAGTGCGGCGGCTGGCCACTACTACGGCGTGGCCAAGCATCGTGAGAAGTTACTCGTGGGTGCATCACTGTTCACCAAGAAATTGGTGGAGAGCGACGAGTTGCGTGACCAACTGCGCAAGGTGATCGCCAAGGATGCCGAGGCCGAATTCAAGTTCGGCGTGGAGGACTGACATGGCTATCTACACAACGCAACCACGCCGCAAGGAGTGGTACGACGATGACCGAGAGGTGGTCGTGCGTGATGACGCCTACTCAATCGCTGAGATTGTGTTCATGGACGGCACCAAGCACGAGTTCATGGTCAAGGCGTCACCGAGTCTGGTGCCGCACCTTGTGAAGGAAATGAAGAACACCGGGTACATGACCCTGTGGAACGATCACGACACGTTGTGCATCCGTGCCGATCAGATCAAACACTTTGCGATGCGCGAAGTAACTAAGTAAGGAACGAAATGAAAACCTATGAAGTTGAACTGCGGCGCACGAGTTTCATCGTCGTGACTGTGGAGGCCGAGACGCTAGAAGAAGCAGAAGCACTTGCGTTCCAAGAAGCGGCGGTCAAGGGCGACTCAGCCTACGCCAACTGGGATGTTGAATCCATCGAGGAGAAGGAAGAATGAAACACACGAAGGAGAAATGGGTGCTCAACGAGAACAACAACTGGAAGACCAACCCGTTCAGCATCACTGCGAGAAAGCGTGGAGTGCATAGCACCACCATCGCTAATATCCCAACGCGTATGACTATTCCGCCACAGGAGCAGAAGGCCAATGCCCGACTCATCTCTGCCGCACCCGACTTGCTCGATGCGCTGATGACCCTGCCGGGTGTGACGGCTACCGATGAAGAACTGTGGGCGTGGAACGACAAGGCCCGTAACGCAATTAACAAAGCAACAGGAGAAACAAAATGAGATTCGATTCATTCAACGAGGTGGTGTCGTGGTACGAACGTACCAAGCCCATGATCAGCAAGAACCACACGAAGGAGCACGACGTGCGACCCATCGGCGACCGAGGCCGCAAGTGGGAGCGCATCAAGAAGATCGACGACAACACCTACGCACTGGTCGATGGCAACTACGGCAACTGCATCTGGAACAACCATCCAGAACAGCACGCCTACGAGAACACCATGGCGGCAATCACATGGATGCGACGCGAGGACGGCGACTTCATCCGCATACGCAACCACACCAAGCGTGGCTGTAGCGTGACGCGCTACAACTTCCTTGCATACAACTTGCCGAGCACGATGCACTTTCAGTACAACCAACAAGGCAAGCACTGGGTGCACGTGCGGGTGAACAACCCACTGCGCGAACCGCAAGGGCCGAAGGACTACGAGGACTTCCCGCTCCCGAAGTGCAACGTGCAGTTCGATCACCAGAAGAAAACGCTGGTGGACGATGACGTGTATCTGATGTTCCGAGTGAATGGCGACGGCACGTTCACACGGGTAGGTGAAGCATTGAAAGTAGAGGTAACCAGAGTGGACAAAGAACTCAAGAAGCAATGGCGTGAACGTGTGGATAACTTTTACGGGTACTGCGCGGCTGTGGCCCCGATGCTCGACGTGTCGTGGAGCGGCAAGAACGAGTACGCCAATCAGATGAAGGAGTTTCTGATGGGCGGTGGCAACGGCAACCTGTACGGCGCGTGGATTCGTGACGCCAAGTCTGTGCCGACCGACATCGTGCGTGACATCGTGACGCAGGAAGATCATCCCATGCGTGTAGCGTTCGCCGCCCTCGTCATCGCCGACATCGGTGGCAAGCGTGCGATTGAGTCTCAGGACGACATCCGCAACATCAAGGCGGCGTACAACCGTGTGATGAACAAGGCCCTTGGGTTCTACAAGATCGAGGAGAAGTGAGATGCGCCTACACGCTAACGTGTTGTCCGCTGTGCACACACAGTCGGAAGTCGTGCCGGGAAACATCTACCCCGCCAAAGGCGGTAAGGGTGACACCGAGTACTGGCTCGTCATTGCGGTGAGCGCCACGGGTGCGCACCTCATCGGGTTCAACAAAGAAGGAATCCCCTGCTCCACTGCGTCATACCTCAAGGGTGCGATGCGGGAGCGTCCAGTCATCGGTCGCGTGGACTTGGGTGAAGTCGTAATTAAGGAGAAGTGAGATGGCATTCCAACACATGAAGGTGGCGACGATTCAGCGTAGCCACGAGCGTGCGCGTGAGCAACACGAGACCGCAATCAACACGGTGACCGAGGCGGGTATCAAAGAGAAGCAACGCATGACGCAGATCGTCGAGGGCGTACCCGTGCATTCCCTGCTGGGTAAGTTGTGCGACGGCGTGCGTGCCATGCACCGCAACATCCGCTTCGCCTTGCACCGCAACGGCAAGACGCAGTGGGTGGACGGGCAACCCGTGGTGTGCGAGATATGGGCGTACTTCGATGGTGACGAGTACGCCACCATGCGACTGGGCTACGCCGATTACTCCGTGCAGAGCGGCAACAGCAAGTACGCCGTGTACTCGCGCACGATTCGCAATGACAAGTTCAACGAGGATCGTGAGCAGTACCACATGGCCATGGCCGACTCACTGGAGCGTGCGCTCAAGAACGTGAAGAAGCACATGCGCCGGTACATGGTCAACGAGGTGGCGCTCATGTCGATGAGCGACTTCCAAACCAAGTTGCATCAGCCGATGTATGCCGCATCGTCTGGATACAACTCAGCGTATGAGGCGGTGATCAAGAACGGCTCGTTCCACAACGAGATGCGTTCGCTCGTGATCAACAACTATCAGTTCAACGACCCAGTGTTC